GATCCCAAGATTAGTTGATATATAGGAATCTCCTTGAGAAGTAATTACGGCTGGATTTTCACCAGAACTACCAGCTATAAATAAATAACCTTTATTTGCTGAGTTAAGACCTAAATAACATCTAGTAGCAGTTGTTCCTACGCCTATAACATTTATACCATTACTGCTTGTGCCTTGGACAGATAAAGTTGTAGTTGGACTAGTCGTTCCGATACCAACGTTGCCGCTAGCAAGAACAACCATTTTTGTTGAAAGAGCAGTTTGCAACTTTAACCCACCTGTTTGAGCATTTAATATTAGTCCCCCTGAAGCACCTGAATCTGTACTTATAACTCCAGAATCTGCCCATCCTGAAACTCCTGTATATCCTGCGCTTGTAGCAATAATGTCTAATTGTGCTGATTGTGCAACTACCGCCATCCTTGCAGTTGCTGAAACACCTGCATTTTGGTTAAAGACTTTTGAGTAAACTGTACCAGTTGAATTTTCATTTATCTCTAATTTAGAACCAGGACTAGTCGTCCCAATCCCGACTTTGCCATCGTTTCTTATTAAAAATCTTGAATTAGTTTGTGTCCATACAGAAAAAACAGTAGCATCTGTTCTTGAAGAATTGTTGTTTTGAATTTTTACTGTATGTCCATCACCATTATTGTAAAACTTTACCATTGCACCCTGTGTGCTACCTATACCAGCATTACCAGCTATTCCGTCAACGTGTAAATAAGTTTTTTCTACTGTGCCTTCAATCTCTAATTGAGCATCAGGACTAGTCGTTCCAATCCCAACGTCACCAGGAATTATTACCTCGCCATCCATATTTAACCTCATACCCTCTGTTAGAACGTAAGGGGATGCGCCAGGCATATAATTAAACCTTAATCCACCGTAAGCATTAGCATAACCGCTTTCCATAACGGACTCAATAGAAGCAGCGTCTTCAAACTGGTTAGAAGAAGTATAAGCTTGAAATAAAAGTCTCCCTGCACTATCATTAGTATTATATCTAACCGGTGTTGTTTGAGTACCTCTTGCGGTTCTTATTACTAACTCTGCACCATCAGCATCATTTGTATACTGTGTTATATAACTTGAAAGAGAACTGTTACTAGTAATTTCAAGTTTACCGCTAGGGCTATTTGTTCCAATACCTACCGTTCCGGCGAAATATCCGTTATTTAAAAAATTTAATGGCATATATTATATTGGATTAGTTAGTCTATATGTGCGAAAGTAATACTTGGTAAAGATCTACCGCAACATCTCCTGTAAATTTGATTGCTATTGTACCAGAGCCGCTTCTTTCGACTAAAGGATAAACTGTTTCAAAGGGCGAAGCGTTATCTAAAACTTCTACTTTAACATTTGCAGCCAAAGCACCTGACCCAAATATAGAAGCATCGTCTATACTGACTGTAAATGTTGTTTGATCAACAGGTGTTCCAGTCGTAGCTCTGGATACAGGGCTAGTATTATTAAGTACTACTTTTGCACCGTAAGGATTTTTTGTAGGAACTAATGAAACAAAACCAGCATCAGTTCCTGTTGTAACTGTAAAATAATCTTGATCAAAACCAGCCACACCTCTTTGGGCTGCAGTAGCTCCATTTAAAGTTCCTGCAGTTGCTAGATTTGCATCAGCTATAACTATTGTATACTGTGTCGATGCTGGGGTTGAACTTGCTGTAATTGCTGCATTAGCAAAAATGAAATCACCAACTTCTACTGAAACTGTAGTATCGCTAAATGTTATATCACCACCTGCGCTAACCACAAAGTAATCACCTTGGTCTAAAGCAATGTTACTACCACCACTAACAGCAGGTGTACCTGGATCACTTGTAGCATCGTAACCACCTTTAAATACACCAACACCTGCAACAAGTAATTCTACTTGAGCTAAGTTAACACCATCTGTACCAAGTACACCAGTTTTAACTTCATGAAGTCTATTATTATTCATGTCTAATGGAGCAGCAAAACTATTTACTTCTTCAAAAGTTATAGTAATACCATCAGCTATAGTAATCACTCCGCTTAATACAAAAGTCTTAGCATCTGTAACACTAGCAATAGTAATGTTAGTAGGAATTCCAGTACCCGTAACTTGCATACCCGCTTTAATAGCTGTATTATCTGCTGTTAAAAGTAATGCTGTAGAAGAGGATATAGCACCATCGTTAACACCGGTAGTTGATCCTATACCTGATTGCGTTATTATCCCGCCAACTGTTAAATCATCAACTATCGTTACATCATCTGTTAAGTCAATAGTTATTGCCCCAGCGGTACCTGTTGCAGATCCTGATACATCTATTCTATTTGTTGTACCTGTAAAAGCAACTGTAGACTTTACACCAGAACCAGTACCACCAGCTGTTAAAGATATTATACCTGTAGTTGGTGCGTTTGGTGCAACAACACCAGCTGTAGTTGGTAATGTATATGTTTCGTTTGTATCGTCTGGTAATGTAATTGTTAATTCGTTTGCCGCTGTAACGTGACCTGTTGCATTAGACGTAACACTATCTATAACTGTAAAAGTTCCACCATATCCAGGAGAGTCAGTAGACGTAGTGTTTGCTGTCTAGTTGTATCATTGTGGTCAAAATTTACTTTAAAGTTATTAGCGCTAGGTGAACTAGCTGTAGCCGTTATGTAAGTATCACCAACAAAATCAACAATATCCCCATTTACAATAGTTTGCTGATTCGCGCCATCTCCTTCTAATTTCCACGTGGATGTACTGACTATATCAGCAATTGATATTTTTTTGTTTTTAGTCGCGCTTAAATCATATACTACTAAGCTATCATCTAATGCAGGCGCAGTTAATGCAGTTAAACCTATAATATCTAAACCAACCTTAGGGACAGGTCCTAGACCATCAACTATATTTATTCCTAATTTAGCGATTGCTGTAGAGGCTTGCACTTCTGTTATATCACCTGATATAGAAGCCCACTCGTAAGTTTTAGGTGATGTAGATGGTAATATTTCTTTGTATACCTTTATAGTCTGAGCTACGGTATTAAAATATATTTGCCCTTCAACTCCTGAAGCTGGATTAGCAGCGAGGTTTTGTATCGCCGCTTTGTTAAGTTGATTCTGATTAAGATCAACCGTGTTTAAAAAATTTATTGCCATGTTGTTAGTTTAGGTATGCCTTGCCAGCGAATGCTGCCGAGAATGTTAGTGTTACGTTGTTGTTATCTATATAAGTGTATTGCCCAGTAACCACTGTGTCTCCAGTATCTATTACAGTTATAGATGGAAATTTAGCTAAGTTATGTTGTATGTTCCATGTTGTAGATGGTGATACTTGAGTGTATTCGAATGTTTTATCAGTGGCATCAGACGGATCTATGTTGATACCATATATATGCTTGCTTTGGATTGCACCTGCACCTTTTTTAAACGCAAGACCTATGTCGTATATATGCATACCCGTAGCATTTGATACCAGGGTTAGCGAATTAAAGGTATATACACCAAAAGAACTCAAATCATTCTTATCCGTTATTTTTATAACGTTATCTGCTGCTGGTTGTCCAGTTACAGGGTCATTAGTAAGTAGGTATTGAAGGTATGGCTGGGCATTTGTGCCATTTGCCATAAAAAGCGTCGCTCTTAGAGTAGTTATGTTGGACCAATTAGTGTTATCACCCCCACCTGCAGGAAAAAATATGCTAGATCTTTGCTGTTCTCCCAAAACAGCGTCTATATTGAACTTCCAGTTGCTATTTGCCAGGAAGTCGTTTATTACTATAAGCGATATGTCTGATATCCTGAAGTTTTTAGTAGCATCTGTCCCACCGGTCGAGTCTGTACCTAATAATATGTCCGATCCATCCGGATTCTGATCAACTGGGTATGTACTAATTCTTGCCATTTCCTATTATTTGTTTAATATTGTGTTTTTCGCCTTTTCCCATGATCTTCCTACAAAATATGCGCCATAAACAGTAACTAATAGTGTTTGAAAAATAGGTATATACTCTTTTGCAACTGAAAATGTACCAATGTTGCCATCTGTGAATGCCAATGCGCTAAATATTACGGTTAAATATATAAGAACCATCGGTCTTATGTTTTTAGACAAGAAACTGTCAGAATTCATATCCGATTTCCAACGCTCAGTTACTTGTATTTGAGCATTATTATCAGCTTGTTCTAATATCTCTTGTATTTGCTTCTTTATTATAAGTTTTTCTTCTTTCGATGTGCTTATTTTATCAATAGCATTACCTATTTCTTTAATTACACTGCCGGTTAACCATGCGAATAGCTTTTTCATGCTAATGTACTATTTTTAAGAAGTCCCCAGTTCTGTATCTTGCACCTACCGATAAACCAGCAGCCACAGCAGCAGCGTTATCAGCATGCACTGGTACTGTTTGTGTGTTTATATAAGTAGTTATGTTTTGTATCGCGAAGTTTTTTGTCGTTACATTGTTTTCATCGGTACCTAATAGCTTGTCTGTAGAAGCGATGGTGCCGTCTAATGGGTATGTAGATATTCTTGCCATGTTATTTAGTTGTGTAGTTGTTGTTAGATTCTTTCTTTGTACCTAAACCATCGTTACCTCTGTTTTGTTTAGGTGATTCCCATCTTTGATCTTTGTGATCATAGTCTTTATTCTTAGCTTTAGATGGATTTGCTCTAGCTTCTCTCTCGGCATGCGCTTTCTTCGCCTTTCTAGCAGGCGTCATTGCATAAGCCTTATCTCTAGCGGCCTTGTCTCTTCGAGCAGTAGCGGAAAGTTTCTGGGTCATACGAGTATGATTACGTATTTAAATAAGTACTTAAAAGTGTGACAATAGGGTACTACTATTTATATATAACTAGCTACTGTCTCTAAAAAAAAATCATTGCAAATATTGAGGTATGGGGTTGCTTTTACCGTATTTACCTCGTATTCCATATGGGAAGCTGTTTTTATTTACCCAGCCCCCCTAGTCGTTTAGGTTTTGCGTTGCATATATGTGTGTAACTGTATTACTACATGCTAGTGATCACTACTAACTAAAATAATTTCCTGTAAATGTTTTACCTTTTTTACTGTACATACTGCATCACGTATAGCATTACCCTAATCACCGCACCAAACCAGTTCAGTGTATGAAGTAAGTGACTGATCGTCATGACACTATGACATATGACGTGTTGTCTTGTTGTATGACACAATGACACTCCGCATTATACCTACAACTATTTTTCTACTACTAAACAATAGTACTACTTTACAAACCTAATACGATTGGTATACGATAATATATATGTAACAAACAAATGACAATACTATGTTTAAAATAACTTTAGAGAATACTTGGAATAAAAATGGAATTCCTACAAACTACGTTAAATACTTAAAAGTAAATACAATTGAAAAAGTATTTGAATTTTACAAATTAGATAATATATTAAAAATTGAAGAATGTTAAGAACTTTACCACTAATTAAAAATGTAATTAATAAAGAAATTACAAAACTAAATGAAAACCCAGAATATTGGGGAACTATAGAGAATATTGAAAATGAAAATGAAATATTCAATTACTTTCTAACTTACGAAATAGTAGACCAAAATTGGTTTGATGAAAGATTAAAGTATACAAATACTGAATTGTTAAGTGAATTAGAAACTAAGCTAAAAAAAATAGATAAATTTTATGAAATTCATGAATTAAGTGAAGAACAACTAAATGATGAAGAATATGTAGAAAGCTTATTAAATAACTATAAAGAAAATAAATAATTGGAACTTACAAACTAAATACGAAGAGTAAACGATAATATAAATGTAAATAAATAAATATAATATGAGTAATAAAGAATTATTAGCGAAAGCTATCAGTAAATTAAGCACTGAAGAATTAAGTGCAATCTATCCACCAATCGAAAGAAAAAACTTTGTAGTAAGAAAGTCTTGGCTCGGTAGAAATCAAATCATCTCTTTCACTAACAAGAAAGGTGTTAAAAGAACTTACAATCACGATGAAGTTTTAAAAGTAATGTTGCCTAAGTTATCTATAATGCCTTGCTGGATTAAGAGACAATACTGGTCACAGTCAACCGATATGCCTAAAAACACTAGACATTTAATCCTAGACAGAAATCCAGTTACAGATTAAATACGATCGGTAAACGATAATATAAATGTAACAACTTTAAGTTCCACTTGTTTCTATAAGTATAAAAATGCGAACAAGTAATGACATAACGGTTTATGTGAGTTCGATTCTCACCATGTCAACTAACTTTAAAAATATATAATAATGCAATGGATTTTAACTTGCGATAACGGTAAAGAGATCGATATGACTCACTACATTGGTAAACAAATGGATGGTGAAATAACTAGACAAGATGTCTTAGATAGAATAGAATTTTATAAATCAACAAATAAATAATATGAGAAAATTTCACCACAACCCAGTAATCAATATAGTAATAAGCGTTATTGCTTATGCTCAACTAACACTAGTAATCGGCGGATCAATTGCTTTAATAATTGATATGATACAAAATGGAGCACCAACTAGCTTTGGTATATACGGATAATATGGAAGACTTTATAACTATGTACAAATCAGGTGAAATATCACTTAAAACATTGCTAGAATTACTTGGTGGCTATGTGTAATCACAAAACAAATACGAATAATTAACGATAATATAATAAATAAATAATACTATGGGACATATGAATACCTATCTGCTTAAAATAAGCTACAGAAAATATAACAAATGCTACTCTAAATTGACTAGCGAAGAAAAATCAACCGTTTTAGACATATACTATGACTTCTACTAAATTTAACGACTATCCTCAAGACCAGATCGACGCTAAACTAAAGCAAGTCGAAGCATTCGAAGCAAAGTACGGTGCTAATAACACGGTAAGTAAAGCATGGCGTAAATGGTGTACTGATCACGAATATCGCAGAAGAGAGTGGCAATTCAGACAAAGTGTCGCTGCAAGTATACAACCAAATGTTGATTATACAAAATAAATACGAATAACTAACGATAATATAATAAACAATATATGAATAAACTTAAAAAACTTCACGAAAAAAAATTAAAACTAAATGATATTACCTACAAGCCATACAACCTTGGTAATCTACCACCAACATTTGCATTCAAATACAATGACAAAGACGGTAGCGATCAAATCGGTATATCTGAATGGTTTAATTATAAAGGTTTAACATATATAAAAGCATAACTATGAATATATGGGATAAAGTATACCAAGAGTATAAAGAATATTACACGAAAGAACAAATAGACGAAATGAATTTCGCTGAATTAGGCGAACTAATAGCAGGATTAAACGATGAGTAAAATGAAAGAAATCGACGATATAGCACAAGGTATTGCTGACGTCACTAAAGAATTAATGTATGACAGTATTCACTGGCAAATAGCAGAGTTCCACGTTGAAGGTGATTCTTACAACGACCTGCATGACCATGTAATGTATCTAGCAATCAAAAAAATGTATGAACAAATCCAAAAAGAAACGAAAGTTTAGTCATCACAAGATTAAACTAATGGAAATCGAGGCAATAGAGCGAGAGTATTGGATTAGATATAATTCCAACATACCAAAGTGGCAACAAGATATGTATTAAATACAAAACAAATACGAATACATGTCGATAATATAAATGTAATAATAAAATAAATAATATGTATTGTAAATGCGGCGAAAAAGTACACCCAATAAGACTAGGTTATGGATATAAAACTTGTGTTCCTTGTAGCACAGTTCAAGACTATAGTTATGTACCGATCATCGCTAACAAGCAAGTGCTTGAAATACAAATAGTTAGCCAAGAAGTAAGTGCATCAGTGCATCGTGCTTGGCGACGCAAGTAGCTAGACGAGTAGCTTAATTAGGAATAAGCGGTACAATTTAAAATACCAATGCTTAGTCACATAAGTGAATAGCTAGCTACTAACGGGAGTGATAAGGTAAGCTAAGAAATAGGAGACGAAAGTCACACTAACTTAAACGGCGGTTCGATTCCGCCCACTTCCACTAACAGAGGGGTGGCAGATATGCAGAGATATACTTGTCCAACAAACAACGGCGGATTTACGTAAACGAAGTACTTCGTGGGCACACCTCTCTTAATATATTGCGCGGTGGAGAAGATGGTTATCTCGCGAGTCTCATAAACTCGAGGTCGAAGGTTCGAATCCTTCCTGCGCACCAAAATTAAATAATATGAGTGATAAAAAATGTAATGGGTGGTCTAATTATGCCACTTGGAAAATTAATAGTGAAATAGTAGCAGACGGTGATTGGGAATTCCCAGTAACTTATGACTTTATTGAAGAGTATGTAGAGCATGTCGTATTCGATCACTGCGGTGATATGGGTCTTATGGAAAGTTATGCAAGATCTTTCATTGCTCAAGTTGATTTCAGAGAATTAGCAGAGCATATAAATAAAGATTTACAAATACAACAACAATACGAATAGTAAACGATAATATAATAAATTAATAATATGACTATATACGAAAACCTTAAACCAGAGTTACAAACAGAACTCGACTCATCAAGCGTGAAGTACAGTACCGCTATGAGATTAAAATATGTCTTACTTTCTAAATTCTACTGGTCAGAATTAACTGTTGACAACGTAAAAGATTTAGTAACTTATACCGGCCAATCTACATCGCAAGTATCTGCTTTCGGTTTTATGTACGGTGATTCATTCTTAAAATAATGAGTGATTCTGTAACTAAATGGCACGAACTAAACGAAGAAGGCTGGTGGACAAAAAATCCTAAAGCTTCCATAAGAATTGACGATAAAATAGCATTAGAAATTGCTGAAGAAAAATTATCTGAAATTAAATGGGTGTTAGAAGAATATTATAATGACGTTATAAAAGACGAAGTTGATCTAATACACCACATAAATAAAATTATAAATAAAATAAAATGAAAAAAATAACTGACGAACTTATCGAAGAAAAAATGATAAGCTATGGATTTGGTGAAGTTGAATCCCACGACGAAGAGCATGTTAGAAAAATAATACTTGATTATTACGATACTGAATTAACTGATCAGTGGAATGAAAATTGTGACTATTATATATATGAAGAATCAACTGCTGATGGATACAGTGTTTATATAACCACTCACGACACCAGAAACATTTGCGTAAATGAAAATGTTAATTACTATGAAAGCGAATTAAGCGGTCACCTTCAAGATGCTATACGTGACAGCGGTGTTGTATATGTTGACGATTTATATCAAGATTTCATTGATGATGCAGTGCAAGAATTGTACATATATTTATGCGAACGCCATCACGAACAAGCTATTGACGAATTACAAGACGAAGGCTACGAACTTGATACGGATGAATAACGATAATATATATGACTGAACAAGAAATGGATTATATCGCAGACAGAATAGCTTCTAGACTCATCTCTTTTATGGAAGATCAAGTTGCTGGTGCTTATGCAAGCTCAGTATTTGATGGCCCTGTTGACGAAGAGCAGCGACTATTAGCCGATCTAGCGAAGGCTATGACCGAATTAGACTTTAGTTTGCAACAAGAAGACTATTCTAAATGCGATAAATTAAAAAAGAAAATAATAAAAATCGAAAACCAATTAAATAAATTTAAATAATATGATCAAACCAATGCTCGCATACAAAGTAGATGCTAAACCAATCGACTGGTCCGAGAAAGTATTTATGCAACCAAAACTAGACGGTGTACGCTGTGTAATAAAACAAAATGAATCCGGTGATATTGTCGCGTTCTCTCGTAACAATAAACCTTGGCTAAATATTCATCACATTCTTGAAAATCTAAAACCATTCTTCGATCAGCACCCAGATATTGTGCTCGACGGCGAATTGTACAATCACGAATTACGCAACGATTTCGAAAAAATAATATCATTAGTTCGAAAACAAAAGCCATCTGCCGCTGATAGAACAGAATCCGCAGCATATGTACAATTTCATTGTTATGACTATATTGAAACTATAATGAACGAAAATTATTCTTATAGAATGAATCAACTTGCCGTTAGCGATATGTATTCTTACTGTGTTAAATATGTTCCATCTTATGAAGTAACAAGTTACTCTGATGCTTTATATATGCACAAAAACAAATTCTTAGCTAATGACTACGAAGGCTCTATATTGCGTCTAGATAAACCATATGAATGTAAGCGTTCTTATAACTTACAAAAGTTTAAAGATTTCCACGATACTGAGGCGACGATAGTTGGCTATGTACCTGGTAAAGGTAAACGTACCGGTACACTCGGCAAGTTCTTAATGATCGATGCTGATGGTATTGAATTCGGCTGTCCCCCAGGTAAAGGCTATAATTACAAAATGCTAGCTAATATGTTAGAAAATATTCATAACTATATTGGTCAGACAGCAACGTTCACTTATTTCGAACGAACTAAAGCTAATAGCTACAGACACCCACAATTTAAAGCAATCAGAAACTATGAATAAATTAATATGGCAGTTATACAACGACAACATGATAAGCGAAGAGATAGCAAACCTCTTATTAGACAAACATTACAATAGACTAAACAACAAACGATACAGATGAATATATTTTATTTAGATAGAGATCCAACGGTGTCAGCTAGTTACTTTTATGATAAACATAAAGTTAAAATGATCTTAGAATCAGCGCAAATGCTTTGTACAGCACATATAGCACTGGGTAACGATAATGTTCCTTATAAAAAAGCACATTTAAATCATCCATCAACTATATGGTGCAGACAGAATAAAGCACAATATTTATGGTTATATAATCATATGCTGGCACTCGGTAAAGAATACACAAATAGATATAATAGAACTCACTTAACAATTACAAAATGCAAAGATATTTTAGCAACACCTCCTCCAGGAATACCAACAGGTACTTTCGAAGAACCACCTCAATGTATGCCAGACGAGTATAAAGTTGAGGGTGATAGTATTAGAGCATACTGGAATTATTATGAATTAGATAAATGTAAAATAGCAAACAAAAATGAGCAAAAAATTAGTAGACCACTTAATAAGTACCAATTATAATGGAATTAGCAGTAAAATTAAAACTTATAGAAAGCCGAAGAAAACGGGAACACAAAAAAGTTCTAGAAGCGGCAATAGCAGATCTTCATAATAACATAGTAACACATGTTATAGAGGAAAACTTTGAGATGGCAAAAATAAAAAGCCAGCTTTTTCTTAAATACAACAGAAGATTAAAATATCTTTCCATATAGGGACGATAGGTAGTATAATAATAATAGTAACAGGCTAATGTCACAGTACGAAAGAAATAAAGATTATCTTAATAGACATAGAGTAATATACAGACGTAATCCGATCAGTGATAAACCAACAGAGCAATTTGCATGGGGTGATTTCTACGCTGACGGTACACATGAATGTTATAACTTGTTTGCTTCAAGAGCAAAGATAACCACATATAGATCATTGAAGTGGCACTTGTATGTATTATGGTACTTGAATCCCCAAATGGATGCAGATGCTTTTACAGCATTAACACGATACGTTTGCGATAATAAAAATGGATTTGTTACTTTTAAAGTATCAGAACAATTGATGCAGAGCATGGTATATGATGTATCAATGCAAGATCTAGAAAAACCTCCACCAAATAAATTACGTAAGGTTATATTTAAAGATTATTGCGGTTTAGATATGAGACAAAAGCTGTCTATAGTAGGGCAAATGGTTGGTAGACAAAAATTATCAGCCGCTGAAATATACGATAGCATGCTTATGTTAAATGATAACAAACAAAAAATTACTATATCACTAATAAGTATAATGTTAGGTTGTTCAACACGTACAGTGCATAGAAATATGACAAATGAATTAAGACGAGAAAAAGAACTATTAAATCAGCAATTATAATGAGTAATGAAAAAATATAATATACAGAATTATATCAGGTATAAAGAAGATGTAAAGTCTTCAATGCCTGATGAAGATATTGGCTATAGCGAATTATCACGAGATAAACTTATAATTAGATTTCTACCTTTAGTAGAAAATTTAGCTCGTAAGTTTTCGACAACGCAACAAGCCTCTGGGGTTTTAAGTATCAATGATCTATTACAAGAAGGCGGAGCAGGATTAACTAAAGCAGTAGACAGATTAGATTGGAATGTTTTAAACGAATCAGAGGACATTGAAAAAACATTAAAGTCATTTCTAAGTAAAAGAATTAAAGGAGCGATAAGAAGATCAATAGACATTAACAGAGGTGATATTAAGATACCAGAACATAAGCTAAATGAAATACGTAAGAACCCTAAAGACGATAAGATGGTAGCTTTGTTTTTCAATAGCATGTTTTCAAGTTATGATATAACACCGGCTGATGAGGATAACTTTGCTTATCAATTACCTGATAAGTCTGAGCCATATAATATAGCTTTGTTAAATACTTATTTACTTAGTTTGATGCAAGAACATTTAACATCAAAACAATATGACGTAGTTAGATTATTCTATGGTTTAGATTGCAATAAACATTCAGCAAAAGAAATCGCAGACTATATTGGGCTTAGAGTTCCGACTGCAACTGTTATAGTTTCACAGATTAAAAAAGAAGCAATCGACCATTTAATCGCTAACGTCGACAGTAACCAAGTGATTGATTACCTTTAACTTATGAATAAAATACGTAATAATAATAATAAGAAACCAAACAAAACCTTATGACCATAAACCAAAAGCTGGCACAAATCCAGACAAAATTTAAATCGAAGAAGAGTAGATTTAATTCATTCGGCAAATACAACTTCAGATCAGCCGAAGACATCCTAGAAGCAACTAAACCCTTTCTCTTAGAGTTAGGAGTATCAGTAAGAATTGAAGAGGAACTAATTGACAATCAAGAATTTCCAATCATCAAATCAACTGCTATCATCTGCGATGGCGAAAATGCTATACGTGCTACTGCACTTGTAGGCGTTGACCTAACTCAGAAAGGTATGCAAATGCCCCAAAAGTTTGGTAGCGCATCATCTTACGGTAAAAAATATGCATTAGGTAATTTATTTTTAATTGACGACACTGCAGATAGTGATGCAACAAACAACCACGGTAATGCACCGAGAGCTAACAAGCCAACCTTAACATCAGACAAAGATCCAGCATTTGCTAAAGCAAAGGATTACGTTAAAGCAGGAGGTAAGATTGAAGCTATAAAAGCAAAGTATGCCTTATCTAAAGAAGTAGAGGCAAAATTGAAAACTCTATAAAATGGAAAAAGCTAACAAGAAAGAGGCGTTAGAAAAGCTTAAAGAAGATAAAAACTATTACGGCAATTACGGTAAAAAGTTTTTAAGTAATTCTGACATCTCTACACTGTTAACAAATCCTCTGTCGCTAGGTGTACCTCTAGAGAATAGACCTGCATTTTTAATTGGTGGGTATTTTCATACAGCTATACTAGAACCTGAAAAGCTTAATAACTTTAAGATTGTAGAAGCTACAACTAGAAATACAAAAGCGTATAGAGAGATCTCAGATGGTGAGATATGCTTACTGCAACATGAAGTAGATAAAACTGAATTATTAGTAGACAAGATAATGTCTAATGATATATGCAGAGATCTAATTCGTGGTACAGGCGAAAGTGTAATTTACGAACAACCTGGGATTGAAGAAATAGGTGGACATATGTGGAAAGGTAAAGCTGACATAATAAACCACGGTGAAAAACTAATTATTGATTTAAAAACTACAGCTGATATATCAAAATTTCAGTACAGTGCACGAAAATATAATTACGATTCACAGGCTTATATTTACCAAAAGTTATTTGGCTATGAATTAATATTTATGGCTATAGATAAATCATCACATCAAATAGGTATATTTGATTGCTCTCCGAAATTTTTGGAAAGCGGTAAAGACAAAGTCGAGCGAGCTATAGAAGCATATGAACTATTTTTTAAAAACCCGGATTTCGATCCACAACAATTTTTTATTAACAAAACCCTTTAATTATTAATTATGGCAAGACCAAGAAAAAACCAAACAAAAATTTGTACAGTAACAGGAATGAAAACAAGTGTAGATAATTTTTATACTAACCAAAATCATGTTAAAGCAGTAGACAATATGAGAAGAAATACTGGAGCTACAAAAGAGCAATTAACAAGAATGTTTAATCAGATAAACGCGTACTAATATGGCAAGTATAATTAAAGCAAGTATTAACTTGAATGAAATCCCAAAAGATAAAATCTATGTGGGCAAGAAAGGTAAGTATTTACCTATAACAATTACAATTAATGACGAAGTTGACAATTATGGAAATCAAGGACCAGTTGTTGTTGAACAAACTAAAGAAGAGCGTGAGGCTAAAGTAGCTAAAACTTATTTAGGAAATGTAAAAGTGGTGTGGACTAACGGTGATAACGTAGCCGCTGCACCTAGAACAGATCAACCACAACAAGCTCAACCGGTAGCACAACCGGCAGATGATTTACCATTTTAAACCAATATAATTAATGCAGACAACAGAGATCAATGGATTCTTGATTGATGAGTTCAATCAATATAAGCTTGACGAAGGTAAAAAACAAGGGACGTGTCCTTTATGTTCTTCTGATAGACAACCCAAGAAGCAAAAATTAAAATGTGCTTCTTACGATTGGGAACGTGGTCTTGGTACTTGTCATAATTGTAATACATCATTTCAATTACATACATATCAACGCAAGGGCGCTAGCGAGAAAGAATACGTTAGGCCCAATGCGTTGCATGTTGCAGACCCTGAGCAATTAGGATCTAAAGTATATGAATGGTTTAAAACAAGAGGTATATCACAGAAAACTTTAGACGAATTACACGTAACTGAAGGTTCTGAATATATGCCTCAAACCGGCAAGGCCGAGAATACGATTCAGTTTAATTATATAATGGGCGATCAGCTCATTAATATTAAATATAGAGACGGTAGAAAAAACTTTAAACTATATAAGGGAGCTGAAAAAGTATTTTATAACATAAACAGCATAGTAGGATATGAGTATTGTATTATTGTTGAAGGTGAAATGGATGTGTTAGCATTACATGAAGCTGGAATACCAAATGCAATATCTGTTCCAAACGGTGCAACATTAAATAGTAACAACTTAGATTATTTAGATAATTGTATAGACTATTTTGAAGACAAAGAAAAAATAATATTAGCTGTTGATTCCGATGAAGCCGGGCAAGCACTACAATCGGAATTAGTTAGAAGACTAGGAGCAGAGGTATGTTACTTAGCTACGTTTGATGATTGCAAAGATGCTAATGAATATTTAATTAAGCATGGAAAAGAAAAACTATCAGAGCGTATTACCGGAGCGAGACCTGTACCGCTTGAAAATGTTACGACATTCAGAGATATTGAAGATGAAGTTACTGACTTTGTTCGTAATGGCTTTAAGAAAGGATATCAAGTTGGCTTATCCAATTTTGATGACATTTTTAGTACTTATACCGGTCAATTTATTACTGTCACTGGTATACCTAGTTCAGGTAAATCAGACTTTGTTGACCAAATGGTTGTTGGGTATAATCGTAACTACGGTTGGAAAACGGCTTTTGCATCACCAGAGAATGCGCCAACGTATTTACATGCTCACAAGCTAATGCGAAAAACCTGGGAAGGTATGCCATCAGCTGCAGATATACACGGAGATAAATGGAATCAAATAGCGGATCATTGCAATAGCAATTACTTTCACATTGATATGGAACGTTACACACTAGAATCCGTGTTGCGAAAAGGTGCTGAGCTAGTGAAACGTAAAGGCATTAAATGTTTAGTTATAGATCCATTTAACAAGGTTAGAGATGTAGATTGTAGGACTGAAGATGTTAATAGATATACTATGGAGTACTTAACTAAAATAGAAATATTTGCTAAGAAGTATGATGTACTTGTATTTATTGTTGCTCACCCTACTAAAATGTATAAGACACAAGACGGCAAGATTGAAGAGCCTACAATGTATAACATTAAAGGTGGTGGTGAATGGTATGATGCTAGTTATCATGGTATATTAGTTCACAGGGATTATGAAGCTAAGACTGTTAAAGCAAAAGTTCTTAAAGTTAAGTTTCAAAACCTAGGAGAGAATGGCGCTGAAGCTCATTTTAAATGGGAACCAAAGTCAGGATGCTTTATACCGCACGAACAATTAAATCTAACCGAAGAGGCTATGCCCTGGGAATAAATGAAAAGTTTATATAGGAAAGGTGCCAATTATAAAATGCCAAAGTATCTTGCAAGCAAAGAAGAAAGAGAAGCTTGTGAGTATTGCATACGGAATAATATAAGGATAGCACCACAGGGAATACAGAATGATCCAGATCACTGGCGAATAACTATAACACTTGGCCCATATCAACGTGGAGAAAAACCTAACGTGGCACCAAGTATATATGACAGGCATGCGATTTGGAAATCATATTATGAATTTTGTAAATATTATTATGATAAACATAGAAAATGAATATAAAGCACTTATGGGAGGTATACTCCACGGCGGATCTAATAAGGAGGATCGAACAGGGACAGGGACGAGAGCTGTCTTCGGAAGAACGATTAAGCACGATATGTCACTTGGCTTCCCTATACTCACAGGTAAAAGGATAAGCTTTCAAGCAGTTAAAACTGAATTGCTTTGGATATTACAAGGCAGAACAGATCTTAAATACCTAGAGGATAATGGCGTTAAGTACTGGAGACCTGATTACAATAGATCTGGAAGAACAGACGAAACATTAGGCCCGGTATATGGAAAGCAATGGCGTAACTTCAATGGCGTTGATCAATTAGCAAATGTAGTAAATGCTATACGTGATACACCACATAGCCGTCGCATTATGCTATCAGCTTGGGCGCCACACGAAATGGATGATATGGTGTTGCCTCCTTGTCATTATGGATTTCAAGTATACATAAACAACGGTGTTATGGACTTAATGTGGCAACAAAGATCAGTCGATGTATTTCTTGGTCTGCCGTACGATATTTCAATGTATGGCTTATTACTCGAGATGTTGGCTAAAGGCTCTAATTTGAAGCCTGGGAAGCTTATAGGACAGCTTGGAGATTGTCATTTATATAACAATCATTTAAAACAAGCAAATGTGTATATAAACAGGTCCAAAAGAGTATTACCAAAGCTTGAATTAGATAGAGGTTTAGATGTTTCTTTAGAAATACCTAAGCACAATGAAATAAATTTAATCAAATACAATCCTTATCCTGCTATAAAAGCAGAGCTGAGTGTTGGCAAATAAACTAAAAATATGTACAACATTTATCACATTCCTGGTAAAAAAATTGGAGTTACACGTAATCTTAATAAAAGAGTTACGGAGCAACAAGGATATGCACCAGAAGAGTATGAAGTTTTATTTACAAGCGATGATATAGAAATTATATCTGCAAAGGAAATAGAACTTCAAAAGTCTTACGGCTATAAAGTTGATAGACAAACTTATAAAAATTTAATTAAATCAAATAAAATGAAAATTAACGCTACAGAGCAGACAAGTACATTCCCCTATCCATTAAATAAACTTAAAGGTAATTTATTGGACCACATAGGGGCTAAATGGTCTACGGAATTTGGTACATTTGAAATAACAACCAAAACAATACCTTGGATTATGCAGAATTGTAAAACATCAATGTACAATGATAAAAGAAGCTATATATATAATAAAGCTTTTTATGAAGCGTTTTATAACACAGACCACAATCCTGATGTACGTTCTGATGAAAGATTCGATCTTATAAGAAATTGGGCGGCAACAAGAGGATTATATAACGAAGGTAATTCGCATACACAATATGTTAAATTACAAGAAGAAGCTGGTGAGCTAGCTAAAGCATTGCTTAAAAATGATAAACCCGAAGTAATAGATGCAATAGGCGATATTGTTGTAGTGCTTACAAACTTAGCTCATTTAGAAGGATACAATATAGAGTATTGTATTGATGAAGCTTATAAAGTTATAGCGGCAAGAACAGGTAAAATGATTAATGGAACATTCGTAAAAGATACAGACAATGAGTAAAAAACAAATAGAATTTAGAGATCCAGTTGTTGAACGAGTTGTAGATAAATTTGTATCTAGATCAGATGTAGGCTATGCCAAGTATGGCGTTACACTAGATGAAGATCCTAGCAAAGTAATAGACTGGCTAAATCATTTACAAGAAGAGCTTATGGATGCTGTGTTATATTTACAAAAAGCAAAAGAAGCTTATGATGAGAAAACCTTATAAAAGAAAAAAGAAGAGAGGACCAGTACAAGCAAAGAAGGTGTCATATGATGGCATTAACTTTGCTTCGGGCCTTGAACGTTATATGTATATGGCTTTAAAGAAAGCAAAGATTAGAGCCAAATACGAGGGAGAGACGTTTGTTTTATTAAATGGATTTCATTTTGATAACAAAGTTTATGAAAGACAATCCAATGGTAAAGGTGATTACAAAAATAGAGGTGAGAAAAGAATATTACCTATAAAGTATACACCAGATTTTATTGGCGAAGATTTTATAATTGAAACCAAGGGTAGAGCGAACGAATCATTTCCTATGCGATGGAAATTATTTAAACAATTAATAGTTAGGCAGTTTCCGGGTACAACATTATATAAACCACAAAATCAAAAAGAATGCGACGAAACGATAAGCCTCATCCAAGCCAATCGAAAAGATTAGCTAGGCAAAAGTACGCCGAAAGACAAATTGATAAGTGGTGCAAATGGAGTTGGGATGTTAGAGGCAAAATAAAATACAAAGAATTAGTTGAACTACAAGATAAATATAATATTAAAGCATATGGAGGAAAATAAAAACTGGAGTTTATCTATAGGTACATATCCCGGGGTATTACTAGGGGCAAGAACTTACGAAGAAGAAACACAAATAACACATGTTCTATATTTACCTTTTGTAGATATAGCGCTAGAAATATTTAAATAATGGGATTATTTGATGAGCGCG